CTTTCAAAGGTAAGAGAGTTTAGAGAACCCTTCCTAGGTGGTGGGTCTGTTTCACTAGAAATTACAAAACGATATCCTAATATAGAGATCTGGGTTAATGACCTGTATGAGCCTCTGTATAATTTCTGGTGCGAGTTGCAGCATAATGGTCAGGATCTTCAAGATGCTATTTGGTCTAAGAAGAATAAGTATCCTGACCGTGATACTGCAAGAACTTTATTTAATGAATCTAAAAAAATTATTAATGATAAGGAAGAATCAAATTTTGTTAAGGCCTGCGCTTTTTATATCGTTAATAAGTGTTCCTTTAGTGGTCTTACTGAGTCTAGTTCCTTCTCGCCACAAGCATCAGAATCTAACTTCTCCTTTGCAGGAATTGATCGCCTTTCAGAATATTCAGAATTAATTCAGAATTGGACAATAACAAATCTTTCTTATGAAAGAATGTTAACAGATGAGAAGGATGTATTCACTTACTTAGATCCACCATATGATATCAAAGACAATCTCTATGGTAGAAAGGGTGGTATGCATAAGGGATTTGATCATGATGCCTTTGCTAATTGGTGTGACGGTTATACTAGTCCTATGTTAATATCTTATAACTCTAACCAAATTGTGAAGGATCGCTTCAAGGAGTGGACAGTTGGGGAATTTGCACATACATACACCATGCGCTCTGTAGGGTGCTATAATACAGATCAGGCAACGAGGAAGGAACTAGTCCTTTTGAATTATGAAATGTGATGTAAAACTTTACGTAGCAGGTCAAGTCTTTACCGAGACTGTTCGTGCTCGTAACTATCAGGAGGCACGTGAGGTGGCTCTTGCAAGAAACCCAAACGCTAAGGTGATTGGTGTTAACGCTAATTTTAAGGACTGATGGGTATTGATACACAGGGCATGGGTGCTCCTCTTACACCAGAGGAGGCAGATAAACTCAAGTTAAAACCTCAAGTATATAAACCGATGATGGTAAAACCTCAACGGTTATTTACTGAAACTTATGTTAAGGAGATGAAAATTCTTATTAACGAAGTGCTTGATGAACGTGAGTACAAAAAGAAATTGGAGGGACCATATGACAACCCTGATCCATTACCCCAGTCATACTTTGATCTCACGGGCCGTGAATATCCCGTGGAATAAAATGAGACTCGGTGTCATGTGTTCTGGTAACGGAACAAACTTTGAGAATATCGTTCGTGTTTGTAGTCACCATGAAGTTGTGTTAATGATATACAACAAAAAAGATTGTGGTGCTTTTAGAAGAGCACGTAAGTTTGGCATTCAGTCTTGTTACGTAAGTCATAAAGATGAGGATCAGATGATTCAATTGTTTGAATCTTGGAGAGTTGATCTTATAGTTCTTGCAGGATATATGAGAGTCATTAAGAATCCTTCTTCATTTCCTTGTCCTATTATAAATGTTCATCCATCATTACTTCCTAAGTATAAAGGATTGAGTGCTGTGGAGCAAGCATTAGATAGTGGAGATAAGGTTAGTGGATGTTCAGTTCATTATGTTAACGAAGAATTAGATGGTGGTGAAGTTATTATGCAAGCAGAAGTTCCTATTCTACCTGAGGATAATGTTAAATCATTAACAAAGGCCATTCAAAGAAAGGAGTATGCTATACTACCAGCAGTTATAAATCAATTAGCAGAACAAAAAGTATCATGAAAGCAAAGAAAGCATTAAGAAAAGCATTGAAGCAGCCTTGGCTCTATAATGAAGAAGAACTTGAAAGATTACGGGGTGCATTGAAACAAGCGGAAGACATGGGTGTTCAAGAACTTTGGCATCGCCGTACTACTCTTGGGTTTTCCAATAAGCCTGAACAATTGAATGGTTAAATTATTGAGGATATGGAAGTATGCCTTGGGAAGTTTCTCGGATCATACAACTACAGAGTATGATAATGCGGTATGTGCTGTTCGCAGTACTATTTTCATTACTTACCTTGTCACTAATTGTTTTATTACTGCTGGCGTGATACGCCATTGGAATGATGTACCAACTGAAAGATTACCTTTACTCAATCAATCAGTCCAAGAAGAATATATTGGATGATGATCAGGATGCTGCTAAGAAGTATCCTGCTTATGTTGTGAATAGATGCTTGTCATCCTTTACTGACACTGTATTGTATGCTAATGAGATGAATAAAAATTCTCATTTGCCAACTAAGATGCAATACGATTTTTTACTAAATAGTGTGAAACCAAGGAAAAGATTTTCTCCTTGGGCTAGGAAAGATTCTATTGATTATCTTGACGTAGTTAAAGAGTATTATGGTTATAATGATGATAAGGCTCTCCAAGCACTAAGGATTCTCACCAAGGATCAACTAGATAAAATTGCATATCTATTGAGAAAAGGTGGTAACAATGGCAAGCGAAGTTGAAATTCAGTGGAAACAATCTGACATGGTTGAGGTCACACTGGGTGAACCTGATGATTTCCTAAAGGTGAGAGAGACACTAACACGTATTGGTGTGGCCTCTAGGAAAGAGAAGAAGATATATCAATCATGTCATATCTTACATAAGCAAGGGAAGTATTACATCGTACATTTTAAGGAACTCTTCGCTCTTGATGGAAAGAATACAAATTTTTCAACCAATGATCTCCAGAGAAGGAATAGGATAGCAAAACTCCTATCTGATTGGGGATTGATTGGTATAGTTAATGAGACTCAAGTAGAAGACCTTGCACCTTTAAATCAAATCAAAGTGTTAAGTTTTAAGGATAAAAGTGAATGGACACTAGAATCTAAGTATAATATTGGCAGAAAGAAGCAGGAAACCGAATAAAATATTTCGGTTTACCGCTTGACATTTTAGTCCACCACTGCTTAAATAGTAGTGTGATGCTTAACGGGTCACATAAACTACAGTCGCTTTACGGAGGACACAACAATGGTCACATTTGACTGGGATACCTATACCCCTTATATGTTAGGATTTGAAAATGACATCAAAAGACTCACCAGACTTGAAGCTCTTGCTGGAGGTGGAACAAGTTATCCACCTTATAACATTAGTTCTGGACCAGATAACAGAACCACTTTGGAAGTCGCTCTTGCTGGATTTTCAAGATCAGATATTGAAGTCTCAACAGAAGAGAACCTCTTAACAGTATCAGCATATCCAGAGACTAAAGACGAACCAAAGTATGCTCATAAAGGAATCGCTTCTAGATCCTTTGCAAAGACATGGCAACTGGGTGATGATATAGAAGTTAAGACAGTGGACTACAAAGATGGTCTACTCACAGTGGTACTAGAAAAGTTTGTACCAGAGGAGAAGCAGAAAAAGATTTGGTTTTCTGAGAAAAAAAGCTTGACAGCCTCTTGAAGAGGTGATATACTATTTACATAAGTGAAATTTTTTTATGACAGTGACAGGACAAAGTGCTGCGATATACGTATCACAATATTGGGACGCAGAGGCCTGTGTCCCAGAGAATTGGAAATATGTTCCCTCAACATATGGTGTTAAAGGTGCCCATTTAGTAGGAACACCTGCTATGAAACTTTGGAGTGAACTTCAAGGTAATTGGGATAATCCTGGTAGAAGGGGAGGTATTGATTTCGGTAAGTGTGGAGAGATTAAGGAAGATATTGAGGAGTTTGGTATCAATACAGCAGAAGGAAGTATGATCTATTGGGAGGCAAAAACTGACAATAAGATTAATGCATTCCATAGAGAGACTGTTTCTGCTGATCTAGACATTGCTGGATGGATGGGTCAGGCAGTAAGGTTTGATGATGAAGTAGCAAGAATTAGATTTGCTTGTAAGTCAAACAATCGTAAGGACTTAGTACATAACAATTCTTCACCAGAAGATGTTGAAACATCTGTACGTGATGTTACAAGTATACTTGGAACTTATACATCTGCTGCTGTTAAAGCAGAAGTTAATGATCTTGGAGCACATCTTTCTCCTACAACAAGAGATAAGATTGTTAAGGCAATCATTACTGATTATACATATGATGATAAGATGGAGCAGGTGGATCGTTATACTGCTCATAATGCTGCTTCAGTACCCAATCTTTTAGAAACTAAGATTGTGGATCCTTGGGTTTCTGATTACTGGAAGAATGATGAAGAGAAAACTCTTGCAGTTCATATGGTAAACTTTGAAGCTCGTATTGGATCTGTTCTTAGTTCTGCTAGAGATGCTATTCGTCAGGATGTTCCTTTGAGTTTTGTTTTTTCTGTGGGTATACCTAAAGGAAAAGAGACTCTTCAATCTAAGAGACAGAAAGTTTGGACAACATTCATTGCTGGTCTAGAAGAAAGGCTTTTGGTAGTGGGTGATCATACTGATCGTTGGCGTGGACAATTCCCTTGGAACCATCCAGATGCAGAACATCGGTTTGTACCACAAGCAAAAGGTGAAGATAAGGAAACATTAATCAAAATCCCAAATCGTGAGTTTAACTAATGACTGAGACACCACAACAGCCTCCAGTAACCATTGAACATAATATTCGTGTTGTTCATTTGACAACAGGAGAACATATTGTCTGTAATTTTGGACAGATTAGAGAAGAAGATAAGTTTGTTGCATATCAATTCTTATATCCTTTGACTTTATCATTATCTGAAGGTGACAATGACACCTTTAACGTAACATATCGTAGGTGGAATCCATTTACTCCTTATGAGGATCATCGTGTTAATCCACATCATGTTGTGGCTGCAATGCCACCTGCTGAGGATATCCTTAGGAATTATGTGGCTAAATTAGATGAGGCAGGTATTGATTTATCATTCTTGCCAAACAAAGGAAACGATATCTTAGGAAGAACAGATGGAGAATCAACCCAAGAACCTACAAGTGCTGCTACTGAAGGACCAGTGGCTACTAGCGAAGGTGGAGGAGATTGAAGGAGTAGAGTTGGGTGATCCAGACTGCATCCTTAGAGAACCATTAGCAATAGATGGTGTCAATCTTAAAGATTGGTTACCATTTGCTGATGTTAAGGAGACAGTGATCAGATCTTCTGATATACTAACCTTCTTAGAACCTGGCAAGGAATTACTTGCTAGTTACTATAGTTACAAACCAATTGAGCCTGAGATTCTTACTGAATGAAGTTCTACACCAATGTTGAACAGGCAGGAAACCGTCTTCTAGTACGTGGGTACGAAGGCGGTTCTTCTTTTTCTTATAGAGTGCCGTTCAACCCTACATTATATGTTGCTAGTAAAAATTATTCTGAGTGGAAGACTCTTGAGGGTGAGTGTGTAGAACCTATTCAATTGGGTGACATCAAATCAGCAAGAGAGTTTGTTAAGCAGTATAAAGAGGTAGAAGATTTTGATATCTATGGTAACACAAGGTATCTCTATCAGTATATTGCTGGTGAACATCCAGAGGATGAGATTAAATATGACACGTCAAAGATTCGTGTCTTTAACATTGACATTGAGACTGCTGCTGAGAATGGATTCCCTGATATAGAATCAGCAGACCAAGAGATATTAGCGATCAGTATTAAGGACTCTTATACTGGTCGTATTATTGTGTTTGGTGCTAGACCATTTGACAATAAGCATGATGATGTAGATTACATGCACTTCAGAACTGAAGAGTCTATGTTAACTGCATTCTTGGGGTATTGGAATGAGAATTGTCCTGATGTTATTACGGGCTGGAACGTACAGCTTTTTGATATTCCCTATATCGCTAGGCGTATTGACAGGATACTTGGTGCGAGGGCTGCTAAAAGTCTTAGCCCTTGGAAACTTATATCTTCTAGAGAAATTTACATCAAAGGACGAAGACAAATCGCCTACGATTTACCAGGAATTGCTACGCTGGATTATCTTGAACTTTACAGGAAATTTACTTATACTAACCAAGAATCGTATCGCTTGGATCACATATGCTTGGTTGAATTGGGGCAACGAAAGTTAGATCATAGTGAGTTTGATACCTTCAAGGAATTTTATGAGAATGATTGGCAGAAATTTATTGATTACAACATCCATGACGTTAGATTAGTAGATCAGCTTGATGACAAGATGAAACTACTTGACTTAGCATTCACTATGGCCTATGATGCTAAGGTGAACTATGAGGATGTATTTTCTCAGGTTAAGATGTGGGATAACTACATCTATTGTGAGTTAAATAAACGAAAGATTGCTATCCCGCCAAAAAGGGAAGCAACAAAGGACGCAAAGTATGCAGGAGCTTATGTCAAGGAACCGAAACCAGGACGCTATGA